TGTTGGTCTACCTGTTTGAGATTTATTAGGTAGTACATTATACTCTTCATAAGAAATTCTAGTTAATTGTGTTTCAGTTGCTGATGCACTTGCTTTAACTGTTATTATTAAAGCATCACTAACTGAATCAGCTAAATCATATGTTGTTGTACTTGTTGCAACTGTTATAGCTGTAGTAAATGTAGACCAAAGTAAAACTCCTCTATTTTGCCAATCATTTAATAATAGATTAATAGACCTTCGTGCTGATTGTGGTGTATGACCAAGTGTTTGTTCACCACCAATCATTTCAGTAGCTTCCTGAATTACTTCATCTATATCTAAATTAAAATCGTATGTTCCTGAAGATGCCAACTATTTTGTCCTTTTATCTGAAGTAGAAAGTAAAGATTCTTTTTTACCTTTTACTGAAGGTCCTTTTCTTGCTGCACCAAAACCTTGTCCAGTTGGTTTACCACTACAAGTTTCTCCTGTAGCTGTATTCCACTTTTTAGCTTCTGCTCCCTGTATTAAATCTTTTACATTATCCACGTTTCTTTCTCCTTTTTTTATTTTTCTTTTTATCTTTACTATATGCTATTGCTATAGCTTGTTTTTTACTCTTAATTCTTTTATTACCTTTTTTATATGCTTCTATTTCTTTAGAAATAGCAGCTCTACTTACCACTAAGGTGCTCCTTGTATTACTGTATTAGGTCCTCCTGCAGGACTTGCTGCAGTTTCCATATCATCTTGTCTCATTCTTCTAGCTTGGTTACGTAATCCATCTATAGAATTTTTATATTTACCTTCCCATGTAGCTAGTATTTGAAAATCTTTTATAAAATAAGTTGCTTCTACCATACATGCAGCAAACAAAGCATTATAACAAAACTCACTAAAATAATTAGAAGTTGTTACACTTGTACCTGTAGCACTAGATAATGCTAAAGGTCTACGTGTATATTGTATTTCTCCATTTAAAGCTGATGTAGGGGTAGGTACTATATAAATAGCTGTATTTGTTTTACGTGCATAATATTTTGGAACACCTGTAGATGCACTAACAGGAGCCCAATAATCTAATGCATATTCATAGGTTCTTTGTAATAAACTTACTCTTGAATTAGGTGGGGTTGCTGTTGTAGAAACACTTGTAGTAAAGTTTACATTACGTACTACTAATGTATCAGCAGGTAAACTAACTGTTGGATTAGAAGCAGTAAAAGTAAATGTAGCAAAATTATCTAGACCTGGGTCATCAAGTTCTTTTACTAATCTATCTTCTGCTTTTTCTATAAGATAGGGTATTTGATTCTCAAACTCTGTTGAATCATTTTCTATTGTATTTATTATATCTGTTTTTAGATAGGAATAATTAGGCATCTACTTATCCTACAAATAAAGTTACGCCACCATTAGCACCTGTAATAGAACAGCAAACTGTTCCATCAAAACGTACACCCATTTCTCCTATATAAATATCTGCCATACCACTTGCAGCTACTTGAAATTTTATTTTATCTCCTGTACTATCTGAAAGAGCACATGTTCCATTTACAGTAGAATAAGCATGAATAGCTATAACTCTTGTTAAGTCAGAAGTTGTTACAATAACTCCTGTACCTGCTAAAAACTTTGATGTAATATTTGTTGACATATAATTTCCTTAATCTAGGGAGAGTAACTAAATACCCTCCCTATGTTATTAATGGTTAAGCTCCTTGATTTCCAAACCAACCTCTCCAGTCAGATACTCCAAAAGAATATCTTTCTCTGGCTTTAAATCTGAGGTTACCAGTATCAAAATCAGGTTCCATTTTAGTTTGTAATGGTGTTCTATTAAACATTTTTGTACCATTAGGCACATCAGTTTTAATATACCATCCATTAGTATCTGTAAAACGTCTGTTTACAAAATAACCATTAGGAATAATACCTAAGTGTCTGATAGAATTTATATCATTATCAGCACTTCCAACTATTCCAGGTGTATTTAGTAATACATCTGCTGTAAATATTAAATCAACAGGAACATGTAAAGATTTAGCAGAAGCACCAATTAAGATACCTCTATCATCTTTGATTTTTTGAATATTAATCAAAGCAGATTCCAAACTAGTTTCAGCTATTGCTGCTGCTGTAGTCAAATTACTTTGATTTCCATCTCCAACAGTTGGATGTGAAGCATTAAATAAACTTACTCCATCTCCTTGTGCTGTAGAAAAACCATCATTAAATAATTTTGCAGCTTTAACTTGTTTAGTATTAGCCATAGCTCTAGCTAAACCTTTTGCTCTTAATTTAGCAAAAGTATCATAAAGATTATCTTCCATAGCTTCTTCAGTTACTGCGAAAGCTAAAGCAATAGTCTCGTTTGTGTAACGAGCTGTATAACTTTCACTAGCATCATCATAAACAATGGCAGCACCTTCATTCTTTACTGGAGCTTGTCCAAAACCTGTGAATAATACTTCTTCTTCAAATGACCTATCTGAGTTTTCAATCTCATATAAAGGTTCATGTTCGTTGTTAACGTCACCATACTCAATCCCAAATACTGCGTTCAATCCAGGAAGGAGTTCTTTGCTTATTGCAGCTCTATTTATTGGCATAATTTATCTCCTTTCCTATGCTGATGAAACAGTAGTTGTTATATAATTATCCATATGTGAGTTAATTCTAACTTCATACCAAGGATATGCGTCTGTAGTACCTACTGATGCTCCAGTACCTATATCCCAAGGTGCTCTTCGTATAACTCTACAATGACTTGTTGCTTGGGTAGGACCAGAAGCATCCATAACATAAGCACTTTGTCCAGTCTTATGACTTCCAGTTCCTAAAATCCAAGGTGCATTATATACACCAACACCCATACCTGCTGATGCAGTTACTGTAGCATCTGCTTGTATAAAGTATGTTTGGTCAGGGTCACTTGCAATATGAATCTTAACGTCTGTGGCTGTGGTTCCTCCAGTCCAACTTCTTGCGAACTTTTGTTCTCCACTAGAATTTACGTAATTAAATCCTTGACAAACTCCTGCACTTTTAACTGTAACATTTGCAGGATTAGGTTTAATAGTTCCTAAAGATTCAATCATAATTGGGTCCCCAGTAAATATATCACTAGGTATCAATGCTGAAGCAACTTTAGGGCTAACATTCAAATCAATAGTACGTATACCAGTAGAGTTAGAACCATTACCATTTTTCTTAGCGAGGACTAATCCTCGTGGGGCATTATTATCTGCCATAGTCTAATCTCCTTTGTTATAAGGAAGCCTTATTCTTGAAAAGAAGGTGTTCTTCCTTTTGTTATTGTTGTTTTACTTGTATTAGAAATGGGCATCCTAGAATTGTTAGTTTTCATTAATTGACTATCAACTGCGTTCATTAATTCATCTGACTTCTTCTTATAATACGCACTTCTGCTTTCAAATATTCTAGTAGGTATTTTACCTAACGCTAAATCTCCACGACAGACAGCTCCAGAATATCTTCCTTCATCTTTCACGACAGATGTTTGTTCCATTTCAGGTACTTCTTTTAAATCAACAAATTTCCAACCTTCTTGTATTTTTTTACCAATATGTTTAACATCATCTTTTCCTTTAAGAGTTACTCTTAACCATCCAAGTGACATTCCTTCGTTTTTGAAACGATTTACTATTACTTCAGGTATATGAAGACTATCAACTTCTTCAAATTGATAATCAGTTTGTTCGTTAACATTATTTTCTCTAAGTTGTGAACTACGTGTATTGATTCGTGTTGTCATCTATTTTCCTCCACGTTGCAAGTTAATTGTTGTATACTCACCTTCAGCTTGTGTAGCTTTAAGTTTTTCTTGAGCATACTGTTCAAGGGGTATATTCCATTTATTAGCTAAGTTTACATCTTCTTTTGAAAGCTTAACTTTATTTTTGGAACTAGGAGTGCTACGTGTACCTCCTGCTACCACTTGTGCAGGTGACGTTTCCTGCTTACGAATCTCTTTATTCTCCGTTTTGTTATCAACAAATTTATTCGGAAAAGTTTCATGTAATCTTTTAGTAATTTCTTCATAAAATTCTGGACTAGTAGAATCATATCCTTCTTCTTTTAAATCAGTATCAATAGCTAATGCACCTGCTGTCATTATTCTATCTTTTCCAAACCATTCGTTTTGTGCTGCCCATTCTTCTGCTCTAGGGTCAGGAGTTGGCTGAGGTTGTTGTACTGGCTGTTGTACTGATTGTTGTACCTCTGGTTCTTTAAAATTACTTTTTGTTGCCTGTATATTTTTTAAATCAACTTGAGCTTCATTTAATGCTTCTTGAGCTTTTAATATTTTAGCAGAATCTCCTTCTTCATGAGCTGTAGCATAAGTTGTTCTTGCTAAATCTAATTTATCTTTTATTTGTTTTTCGTTTGCTGTTAAATTAAGTTGACCTAGTTTATAAAAATCTTGTTCTTGTTTTTTAACTCTTCCTACTAATTCTTCATTTTGTTTTATTAGATGAGCAACTTGTTCATCTCTATCTTTTCGTTGTTTAATTAATTGTCTAATTCTTTTTTGAGCACCTTTTGTTTCAACACCATCTAATTCAGGTGGTTCTGTCTTTTTAGGTTCTTCTTCTTTTTTTTCAGGTTTTTCCTGCTTAGGTTCTTCTTCTTTTTTTTCAGGTTCTTCCTTTTCTATTTCATATTCTATTTTTTCTTTTTCTTCTTTTTCAGTTTTCACTTCATTCC